CAGTTCTATTTTTTTGTGATTCAACTTTGATTAAATTTTTAGGGTGACTATCAATCATGTTAACGATTGTGGTCCAGTTTTGATTTATTAATTCAGGTTCAATACTTGTTTCTAAAACACGATTACTTTGTATTGCCAACACTAAATCATTTTTCCACATTAATATAAAGTTGCAGGAGTCATATCTACGCAAATCTCTTGACCAACTTCTGTCTTACCACATAAGATAGTTCCGTTGAGTCTTTTCTCGCAAATAGGATTTCCCTTGTTATTAAAAAAACATATGTTAGTATCTTTACCCGCACCCCATTTCTTATCAAGTAAAGGTATTGAAGGCATCATAGAACAACCCGCAACAATTAAACTGAAAAAGAAAACTGCAATGAGTGGACTAAGATTTATCAATTCATTCTTATTCATTTTGTATTACCAATATTATATTTAGGACACAATTCCCATTCGTTCTTTTCTTTGAATGGTATTATCTTTATTTGTTTTAAAGAACTACATTCCTTTGCTTGTTCTGTATTTTGTATTTCTACTAGTCCCCAATCACTCAATAGAGTTGCGATTGTATTTCTTCTTTCTATATCTGATTGTTCTAGATTAGATTTCTTTCCGTCTAACATAAACAACTCTTTGAAGTGTACTATAAAGTATCTTCCTTGTTTATGTAGTATGTGACACGATTGAAATAACTTGTTTTCTTTACGAGATGCAACACCGATACGTGTTAGGGTTTCTCTTACTTTTAAAAAATCATCTGGTTCTGCAAGTGTTACTTCCAACATGTTTGCAGGAGTCCAACTTACTATATTATTTTCTTCCACCTTTATTCACCTTTTTCCTAATGATATCTATTTGTTGTGGAGTAAGTAGTTGAATAACTTGACGTGCTTTTTCATTGCTATATCCATAGTATTCTTTCACCACTTCAACATCATTTTCGATTTCTGGTTTAATCCATTTACTAAATCGTTTTCTTTTTCTAATAGTATTTATAAGAAATGCGAATTGTAGACGTGATTCTAAATGACCATATCTATTCATCTCATTAGCGAGTGCAACCGTGTCAGGAAAATAAGACAAAGACCTATTGATTACAAAAGGTACGTATGCTTTTTCTGTTTCTTCATCGACCATAATATTTCTTTTACCATAGTTGATTTCATTTAAATATTTAAATGGGTTCATATTTATTTAAACTCGACATTTGCCATAATCTCTGTGAGACATGCTACCATGTTTAGTTCATGGTCTGCGACAAATGAATTCTTGTATTGATAATCTGCAAGTATAATAACAAGTTGTGGTATACTTTCTGGTTTGACATTTTCATTCATAGTATCATAGACACCACGAATGATTGCAACTGGGTCAATATCAATATTGTTTACTACCCAAGTTCGCATACGTTTAAAGTCTTTTGCTTTTAGGGCAGGATATAAATCGTTAAAACTATCATCTTGTTTTATTAAGACTTCTGCATCTATTGTGCCGCCAATAGAGTTACGTTGACACTCATTTAAAACTCTACGCCAATCTGGTGCATGTTTACTAATAAGTTCTGCAATTACATCTTTATTATATTTAACATTTTCTTGAGTAAGAATATCTTCAAGACGTTTCATAAACTGCATACACAATTGTGCCATAGTTTTCTTGTCAGTATTAAATTCATACACACCACATCTTGAGTGTAGTGGTTCAATTACACGATTCTTAAAATTACAAGTCAGAATAAATCTACAGTTCTGACTAAACTCTTCTATAAACCCACGCAATGCGGGTTGAGTTGATTGTGGATTTAAATAGTCTGCTTCATCTAGTATGACTACTTTGTAACCACCCTGCAATGAAATAGACGATGCAAACTGTTTTATCTTACCACGAAGAGTATCGATATTACCTTCTTCACTACCATTGATTACAATGTAGTCAAGTTCAAGTTGTTCACATATTGCTTTTGCGACAGTTGTTTTACCAAGACCTGCAGTCCCGGTGAATAACATATTTGGTATTTCACCAGATTCTACAATCTTAGCAAATGTATCTTTTAGTTGTGATTGAAGTATTGTCTGTTCGACAGTTTTTGGTCGATACTTCTCGACCCATAAAAAATCATCATTCATAATATAAAGTTCAAAAGTGAGAGTTGTAAGAATGCGTTGTGTATAATATTATTGTGACACCTAGCAATGTGCTTACAACTCTCGAAATTAAAAAGAAGTATTATAACAGGTCTAATTAGACTTGTCAAGACCTTGTTGAGATTGAAATTGTTCACACAATTGTACAATCTGCGTTGCTTGGTCTCTAAGTTGACCTATAGTAGTCAACTCTTCTCCTTTAAAACCACCTCTTTGTACTACTGTATCAATAACTGCTATCGTTGAACGTGCAACTCTGTTTGATACTTCGTAAATTTGTGAGTGGTCTTCTTCTTTCTTTTCAGGTACTGGTTTTGCCATTTTATGCTCCGTAAGTTGAAGATTTCTCAAGTGCAATAAAATATTCTATATCACTTTGAGTACTAGTAAACTGTGAAATTAATTTTGAAGATATTGCTACGTGAAAGTCTTCATCAATAACTTTTAAATTATTCACATTCATTATAAAGTTGAAGTCTACGCCTTCGGGGTATGTACCTTCAACATCTATGCTAAACAAATTCGAAGTTGCGTTTGATATATCAGTAATTGATAATCTTACTGCACCCTGAGTATTAGAGATAGATAATTCACTATGCCCTAAAACACCAGAGGCCTTACGAACTTTTGCAAGTGTAACACTATCTAGTGTAAAATTAACTTCTGCTTCTGGCATAACAACGTCTTTACCAGATGAAGTCAACATGTCTGGGTCACTATAGTAATACTTTACTGCAGAACGACCAGTCTTGTCACCGATAGTTACATAATCAGATTCAAATGAAAGATGTGCGCCATCTACTAAATCTAGAACATTTAGAAATTCACCTAAATCATATATACCAAACCCTTGTGGGAATGATTCTTGAATTGTTGCCGATGAAAGAACATTTCTTGCTACAGAAATAGTCTTTAATTGATTACCCGATTCGACAACGATGTTCGGGTTGATAGTTGCATAGTTTCTCAATACACCTATCGTTTGGTCACTTAGTTCCATTACATACTCCTATTTAATTTTACTAAAGTTTTTATCTTTGATAAACTCAATCTTTCTATCAAAGATTGAATCTTCAAGTTCTCCCTTATGAGAGATTACAAATACTTTTGTATCTTCCTGCAAAGTATACAGTATTTTCATTAAATTGTCAACCCCTTCCATATCTAAAGATGAATCAAATGTTTCATCGAGTACTAGAAGATTAGTCGCAACACTATTTTTCATCTTAGCGATTTGTCGCCAAGTAAATAATAATGACAGGTCAATTCTTTGTTTTTCACCTTCTGAAAAAGAATCATAAGTAAATGCATCACGGTGACGAGAACGAATAGTCTCTACGAAACTTTCGTCTAAGTCAAAGTGAACAAAGAAATCTAATGTCTGTAAATATTGATTAGTCAATTTGTTTATTACAGGTAAATATTGTTTTATTATTTTTGATTTGATACCAGTGTCTCTTAACAGTTCGCCACTTACTTGATGATAAGAAAACTGTTCATTCAATTTATATTTTTCGTCTTGGTGTTTTTCTTTTTCTTTTCTATATTCTTCAAGTTCTGCATTTGCATCTGATAAATCACCACTTGATTCTATCTGAGATTCTATTTCATTTTGAAGTGAATCAATTACTTTATTTAATTTACCAATCGTTTTAGTATTACCTGATATCTCTGCGTTCCACTCACGACAATCTGCAACAGTTTTATTAAAGATTTCTATGGTCGCATTTATGTTTGCGAGTTCGTCTTTACCTTTAGCAATGCCTTCATCTAGTTCGCCTAGTCTTTTCTTAGTAGTCTCTATCTTCTCTTGTTTTAATTTTAAGTCTATCTCTTGACTACATGTAGGACACTCGTCATTATCTTTGAAGAACTTATGTTCTTTTTTACATGCTTTGCATTGCGTTTCGATAGATGTAATTAATTTTGAAAGTTTATCTCTTTTGAGTTGTACATTATCTAAGTTCTGTATGGTTGGTTCAAGATTTTTTTCTACTTGTTTAGATAACTTCTCATTCTTTTCATTTAATACTTTTATATCTCTCTGAGTTTCTTGGATGGTCTGTTCTTTCTCTTTTCTAAACTGTGCATTGACAGATGCAATATCTCTTAGATATTTTTTCTGTGCATTTATTTTAGAGTCAACTAGATTAATATCGTTTTCGTTTTGTGTAATTTTTTCTTTTAATATTGATACCTTCTCTTTTAATAATTGATTCATTATAGAAAACATATTAATATCAAGTAGGTCTTCGATTACACCTCTACGTTGTTGTGAGGATAACTGCATAAAAGGTATAAAACTCGAAGACCCTAAAACTACAATTTGGTGAAAAGATTTATGATTTAATTTGAGAATGTTTTTCTCTAGCATTGCCTGATAGTCTGTAACATGAGAGTTTTGATTTGACATGTTACCATCTATCCAGACTTCAAACTTATTTGGTTTGATTGTTCTAACTATTTTAAATTGTTTTTTACCAATTCTAAATTCTACTTCAACTACAGTGCCTTTCTCATTAATAGAATTGACCAACTGCATTTTAGATATTTTACGATGCGGTTTGCCAAACAGTCCAAAAGATATCGCATCTAACATCGTAGATTTACCAGCACCATTTTGCCCGACTACTAATGTAGTTGGTGTTTTTTCAAAATCGATTTCTGTAAAGTTATTGCCGGTACTAAGAAAGTTCTTGTACCTTAATTTCTCAAAATGTATCATAAATTATATTCTTTCTTTATCTTTTCAGGTATTGGTTCATGAAAGGGAATATTATTTATTGTTCTTACTTTCATTTCTTTTATCAGGTTTCGATTTTTTCCCGAAAATTCTTTCGTAGTTTTCTTCATATCTTTCTCTGTCAGTTGGTCTTTGTTTTGAACCTTTACCACCGTGCCACTTGCTCATTGTATTTCAAGGTTTTGTGCCTCTGTCATTAAAGATGATATTTCTTTTTTGATTCTATTTTTATCTAAATCAGTTTGTACTGAGTCGATGTAATTATACACTACTGTTTCAGTATTGTCAACGTTTATTTCACCGTCATCTACATTTGTTCCAATGAACTCAGAAAAATCTTCTGCGATTTTTAGTTCATGTATTTTTTGACTTTGTATTCTATCAACGTATCTTTCAAACTTATAACTATCGCCTTTGTTGACTACAATTAGTTTTACAAACTTATTATCTAGATATCTTAAATCTTGAAACTCGTTCATCTTTTCGTGGTCATAATATATCTTTTCAAAGATAGTGTTTGGATTTAGTATTGCTTCTAATTCTCTTGTTTCAGTATCAAGAATATGAAAATATTTTTTATCACCACAATCATTCCAGAAGAACTCCATTTGTGCCCCTAGATAATGTATGTTACCTTGAGAAGACTTGGCATGAAAGTGTCCAGTTAATACCATTTCGAATCTATCAAATATTTTTCTATCCATACCATCGTGTGCTGGCATACCTCGATACATATCAAAACCAATTAATTCTAAGTGGGCGCCAATGATAGATGCATTACAATTGTTAATAAACTCTAATGCTTCTTCTTCATTATCATCTGCAATCCATGGCACTAAACCTATTCTTAATCCATCATAGTCCATGACCATAGGTTTTTGAATGATATTCACTTCATTCATGTAGTGTCCTTGTAGTTCTTTTAATGAGTTTAACTCATTCGTGTTTTTAAAATAAGTATCGTGATTACCTAAGATGATATCCATAGTGATACCATACTCTCTAAGTTTTTCTAAAAATATTTTACGATTGTGATTTAAACATTTAAAGTTTACGGTCTTACGATTATCATAGTAATCACCTAGATGCAATATTCTTGTAATGTTGTTCTCTACCAGATATGGAAAGAATACATCACGATAAAATAATTCTTGATAGTCCATGAAGATATCAGAAGAATTACGAATACCGCAATGGGTATCGTTAAGTATAGCGATTTTCATTGTATGCTCCTCACAATTGTTTAGTATTATATATGCTCTGGCAACTTTTGTCAACCATTAATTTGCAGGTTATAAAATATATAAATAGATGTATGGCAGTAAACTCAACAGTACAAGTAGATGACCAAAATCTAACCACGAATCTAAATTATCTACAACCAACTGGATTTAAACTTTTAATAGATAGAGTTAAATATCCTAATTTAGAATACTTTTGTCAAGGTGTTGCACACCCGAGTGTTCAATTAAATCCTGTCGAGTTGCCTACAAGAAGAATTACATCTGTACCACTTGCTGGTGATAAAATAACTCATGGTGAAATTACATTTACAATAATACTTGATGAAAACATGACTGGTTATAATGAAATGTTTAATTGGTTACAACGACTAGTAAATGATGGACAAGTAAATCCTATACAAAGAAATACTAAATTTCCAACTTATGCAGATATAACTCTTGCAATATTATCGAGTCACAATAACACAACTCAAAAAATTAG